CTTCGCGAGGATGCGGCTAAGGTTGAACCCTGCGATATCTTTGTAAAAGAAGCCATTGCAAACGCCATCATCGAAGGTAAGAAAACAAAGCAAAAGGATACCGTGCAAACTATCGTAGCCGAAAAACCAAGTGGTATTTCTCCCATGGATCGTCTTCGGGCAAAGTGCAACAAGACAATCATTATGGACCTTGAGCTGCTTATGGATGAATGGTGCAAGTCGGGTGATGAGGTAAAGTGTTTATCCATCTACAAATCAATGCAGCACTATGAACTCCCTGCGGCTGCGTGTACCTTTGTGGAAGAATACCTTCAAGACGTACTTAAGGAAATGAGTGATGCCCAGACCGGCGCCAGCGAGTATCTTGCTGAAGCATACAGCTGTTATACCAAGAAGCAGATGCTCGCACGTATTGATGCACTATCATCGATGGTCGACGATCTAACGATGTTTAAGACGAGTGTCAAAGCGGCAAAGGCTCCACGTGAGAAGAAACCCACGGCTGCCACAAAGCAGATTGCCAAGCTCCAGTACCTCAAGCACAGTGAGGAGTTTAAGATTACCTCCATCAATCCTATTCGGATTGTGGGAGCCTATCGCCTCCTTGCCTTTAATGTGAAGACCCGGGTACTGTTTGACTATGTTTGCACGGTGACTACTGGGTTTACTATCAAGGGTACCACTATCCAGAACTATGATGAGGTGTCTTCCCGCTGCATTCGTCTCCGCAAGCCCGATGAATTCATTCCTATTGCCGTCGGAAGCACAGAGAAACAACTCGAAAAAGCGTGGACTCAACTCACCACTAAGATTGCAAAACCAAATGGGCGCATCAATGGTGACATTGTGCTCCTCAGAATCCTTTAAAATTATGCAAACTTACAAAGTAACGGTCGACTGTGATAAAAACATTCAATGGTTCAACGATAAAGATGAACGCCATCGCCTAGACGGACCCGCTCTAGAAGGTGGTAATGGTGATAAAGAATGGTGGGTGAATAATAAATTACATCGGTTAGATGGTCCTGCTTGCGAATACGCCGATGGTGATAAAGAATGGTATGTTGATGGTGAACGTCATCGCTTAGATGGTCCTGCTATTGAATATGCCGACGGAGATAAAGACTGGTATGTTAATGGTGCAGAAATGACCAAAGAAGAATTTAACGAGTACATCAAACCCAAGCCCTCGTGTGAAGGCAAGGTCGTCGAGATTGACGGTAAGAAGTACAAGTTAGTATCAATCTAAAAAACTATGGACACTCCTGAAAAAGAACCAATAGATGTAATGGCGATTGCTCGTATGAGTACCGTCATCATCGGAAGCAAGAAATCCGTCTTGGATAAACTGAATGAATTGTATCCTCTTGAAGTCAAGAGCGACATGAATCCGTCACCGAAATTCTATTCGGACATGCCGTTTGAGGCGCAGATTGAAAAGCTCCTCAACTTTAATAAGTACAAGAACAGCCATTTTGTATATGGTATCATGTACTACTATGAAACCGACAATTCTCCCGAACGTGCCAAAATTGTAAAGGACATGAACCTTCCTGAAGAGGTTGCCAACTACCGTATCCAACGCGTAGAACTTCACCGTTAATAACACCATGCTCCTCGATAATATCCTCACGAAACAAAGTCTTGCAACCATCATTGAAAAATTGGTTATTGATGAAAAGATGACCTATATGGAAGCAGTTCTTCATTATTGTGAAGAGAAGCAAATCGACCCATTGGACATTGGTAAACTCATCTCTCCCGTCATTAAATCAAAGATTGAAGCCGAAGCAATGACGCGCAATCTATTACCCAAAAGCAACTCATTAGATTCCTTCATGTAATATGAATACAATCAGTGACAGTCTCATTGAAAAGCTTGAAGAGCTATATCCTAAGCCGAAGCCCAAGCCTGTAAAGGAAGAGCCTCCAGCCGTTGCAGTTCAGTCGCCGGCGATTCAGAGCACCAATGATTGGGCTAACGGCGCCTCATCGCTATATTCTGTTGGAGCTAATAGTCTTTCGTTTCCCTCCACGTGGAATTCAACAACCACGCAACGTATTACCTATAGCGAGGATCATATTCAAGTTCAAGCCACAAGAGGAACAGTTTCGGGTATATACCCCTTGGATAAGTATGTGGAAAAGATTGCCGAATCCGTTCTAAAAAATCATGTTCCGGTTTTGGAGCAGATGTCTGTTAAGGAGTGCAGTAATTCCTATGAGACCACTCTTAAACACTACATCGCCAATCAAATCATTAACCTTGAATGTAGACTAAGGGATCATATTAAACAAGAAATTGATAAACTAAAATGCAGCCCTGGGACTCATATTTGATATATAATAGTGTTAAACTACATTTTGAGAGCGATTCTTATGACGCACTCAAATATAGTTTTAAGACTTCTGCGACCCAGAAGTCGTTCTTTCAACGTAAGGACAAATACTTCTTTGCTAAGTTGGCCAAGAAGTATCCCGACAAACGAATTTTGATTGACTTCCTGGTTGCGAACTTTGCATCCTTGGATACGGGTAAGTGCTGGGCAGGCAATCTAGTTGAACAATCGGCAGACGATAACTACAAGTTCTATCTCAAACGGATAGAGTCAATGAGTTATTTCTTTGGCGATCAAGTAGACAGACTGGTGGAGCATTGTAAGGGTAATGGGCTTGCATTTGATGACTTATTTAAGTCGGAGAATGGAGCTCATCCACGAATTGCGACATTGGTGATGGACAAAACTATTGAGCTTGAAACCTTGGTAGTTCTCGACATTATGGTGGGCTTTATGAAACGCTCAAAGATTACGGAGACCATTCTATGGCCCGAGTTTTCCAAGAAAGTTCTAAAGTTCAAGCCATTCCTAAAACAGAAGGTAGACATAAAAAAGTTGCGTGAAATCGTACTTTTGAGGTTTACAAATAGGGAATAAAGGATATTATCATATACGTCAACCATACAACCATACTCAAATACTATGTCATTCGCAGCACTCAAAAATAATCGCAATAATGCAATCAGTAGCCTCACAGCGGCTGCTCAAAAAGTCGCCGGTGGCGGCGAGAAGAAATCCTACACGGACGACCGCATCTGGGCTCCAATCGTAGATAAAGCTGGTAACGGTTATGCCGTTATTCGTTTCCTTCCGGCTAAGGCTGGTGAGGAACTCCCGTGGGTCCGTTACTGGGACCATGGCTTCAAGGGTCCAACTGGTCGTTGGTACATTGAGAACTCTCTCAGTTCGATTGGTCAGCAAGACCCGGTCGGTGAACTCAATTCCAAGCTCTGGAATTCTGGTGATGAGAAGGATAAGGAAGTCGCCCGCGCTCAGAAACGCCGTCTTCACTATGTTTCAAACATCCTCGTGATTTCAGACCCAGCAAATCCAGCCAACGAAGGTAAGGTATTCCTCTATAAATTCGGCAAGAAAATCTTCGATAAGATGCTGGATGTAATGCAACCAGCCTTCCAAGATGAGAAGCCAGTGAATCCATTCGACTTCTGGTCGGGTGCCGATTTTAAGCTCAAGATTCGTAATGTTGAGGGTTACCGAAACTACGACAAATCAGAGTTTGCTCCTGCGGCTCCTCTCTTCGGTGGAGATGAAGCTAAGTTGGAAGCCATCTACAACTCAATGCACGCACTCAAGGACTTTGTTGATCCTAAGAACTACAAGTCATACGCCGAACTCAAACGTAAATTGTATGAAGTTCTCGGTGAAGAAGGTCAGGTCCTTACAACTGCGGAAGCGGTTGAATTGAGCGAATCCCAACCGGCTCCAAGAAAGGCCACTGTTGAAGCGGCTGCTCCAAGAGAAGCATTTAAGCCTGTTGAGGCAGGCAGCGATGATGAAGAAGATACAGGGGACACCCTTAGTTACTTTGCCAAGCTAGCAAAGGAAGACTAATCCGTATCGACTTGATCTTTATATTATGATGAGAGGGTCCTCGAAAGGGGACCCTCTTTTAGTTACATACCACCAAAGATCGGACGGAGCATCCAAGAAGTTCTATCGGGAATGTTATTGTTCTGGTAAGTGACGGAAGTATTGCTATGGGATACATTACTGTTACCGCCACCGCCGCCCGAAGACATTTCAACAGGCATAATCGAGGCTGCCATATTTGCATTTGCTGTATCGCTTTGAATTGCCGCAATGTCGGAACCGATTGTAGAAGGGTTGGGCGTAATGTTGCTTACGGTAGTGCCTACATTTTCGTTGTATGATTTAAACAACATATCCATGAAACCTTCGTTTGCATCTCCAGAGATACCAAGGAGTGCTTTACCTTTGTCGATGATGTCATTGGCTGCCGGAATTAACTCTTTTGCGGTATCACTAGCGCTTTCACCAATACCCTTTTCGGCTTTTCTTAACTCTTTTGCGGCTTCTTTTTGTTTACGCTTTACATCGGTTGTATCACCAGCGGCACCGAGGATGCTCTTATTGGATGAATCTGTTTCGGCTCCCGTCTGTGTAACAGTTCCACCGAACATTTTGGCAAAGCTAACACTGCGAATTGATTTTTCAATATCATTTGCTCCAAGAGCTCCAGCAGCAGATGCAACAAAACCTTTTACTATATCGAGAGGGAGTGCAACCAGTGTTTTCATGAAACCTCTAAAGATTTCACCAACGGTTCCCATAATATCACCATTGCTTATTGCATTTCCAATGTCACCGAATATATCAACGAAATTTTGGAAAAACTGTTCGAAGGCATCCTGCCCGGTCTTAATGAATCTACGGAAGAATTCTGCAATAATGTCGGAGAAGCTAAATGAATCAAGTGCTTTTTCTATACCCTCGAATCCAAGTGCTCCAGCGATCCACGAAACGACACTCTTTAATAGGTCGAGGATATTGCCAGTAAAAGCATTAATGAATCCCACCGCACCGACTTCCAGTGCTTTTCCAATGTCGCCCGTTTTTTGGAATACCTTAAATCCTTCGAACAATGAAAGTGCACCTTGAATGACCGCAGTTACGATAGGACCACCTAAAAATTTACCTAATTTAGAAAGCGTACCAAAAATAGTTTTTAAATTGGCAAAAAGAGAACCGACCGTCCCTAAACCAGGAATGATAGAACCTAAAAGACCCACCTTTGAAATTAAAAATGTAAAAATGTTTTTGATTGGTTCAAAGAAGCCTTTGACCTTTGGCCACATGGTCTGGATACCTTTAATCAATTTGCTTTCAGTTGCTAAACCCGTAAAAAACTGTTCAATGGGCTTAAAAAAATTCGTTATTGTTTTCACTATTGTACTTTCCTGAAGGAAAGTTTTGATCTTAAGAAAGATTCCCTCAAGTATTTTAGTGATACCGGTAACGCTGAAAATCTTTTGAATTCCCATTTTAATCGTTGTAAAATAGGTACCAATCGTTTCGACAAGACCCGAAACAAAACCAACAACCAATCCTGCAATTCCCGCTAAGGCGCCGAGTATTCCTAATTTAGTTAATGAACCCAGACCACCCTCAAGCCGAGGTTGATTGGTGCCTCCGGGTTTTAGATTGGTTTGGTTTTCTCTTGCCTTTTTGTCTTCGAGACGTTGTTCTGCATCGGCAAGTCGGTTCGTCTGAAGAGAGGCAAGAATATCCTTAGTAAGGCTATATGTTCCCTCAAGGATTCCAATCATATTGAATGTATGAAAGGCGGTGGAAGCAGTTTCCTTGGAGATAATGTAGAGGTTTGAACTATCCTTTGCGCTTAAAGTTTCCTCTTTTTTATTTCCCTTTATGGGTTTATAATTTTTGGTTAGATCCTCGCGTAATAGTTTTATCTCCGAAACAAATGACTCCATACCAGAGGCTGACTCAAGTGATAGGTCGGCGGTATTCAGAGTGTTCTGTTCAATTTTGCCAAGGGTTACATTCGAGATCCTTAGTTCTAGGATCATCTCTTTGAACGGTTCTTGTTTATCGCGTGATTCGGCCATATAGGTTACTTGTTAATTTTTTTCTTGGCTCTTTCGTTTTCTTCTTTAATGTGTTCAACAAGAAGAGCCACGTAGATTTCCCTCTCCCAAGGCATCATATTGTCCAATTCGGTGAGACTGTACTTATGATGTTGCATTAGGGCAAAATTGGTCTGGTAATGATTTACGAGACTGTCATGAGAGAGGGAGATGAGAAAAAATTCTGGATCCCTTTAATGAGGAGCGAATTCTTTTCCTTACAATGAGCGCAATCAAATTCAACGGTGTGTTGGAGTTTCGGCATTGCCTCAATGAACTTTTGAATCTTAAGGAACTGCTCCTGGTTCAGAGATTCGATAAATTGGTTGAGCTCTTCTCTTGTCTGTTCGGAAGCTGGATATGATTGTTTCTCATCGTAGATGGAGTCAATACAACCGAGGATTACATCAAATGCAAGTTTTGAAGTGCTTTGTGTATTGGTTGTATTATCCTCGGAAAGTTCAGCAATTAGATCGACACGTGGCCAATTTAGAATGACTCCGATTGAATCGGTGAGTTGAATCTTATTGCTTGGAAGGTTTTTCGTGTCAATAACAATCTCATCAAGATTAACTTCGACCTTGGTGGTATTCTCACACTTTTCACACTTAAGGTTTAACTTGGAAATTTCACCAACCGATTTAGAACGAATCCGAAGGAACATATACTCCATGTCGAAGATGGGTAATGTATTTGCATCAAGTTTACCGAGTGTGCAAGAATTAATGGTGTCCTTTACCGCTTGAATGATCTGCTTCTGATCGCCCGATTCAAGGGCAATCATCAGCATCTTTTCTTCTTTTACTAGGTATGGACGATACTGAATCTTCTTTCCTGTGGAAGGAAGTTTGGTTTCATACTTTGGAGTTTCAATGATTGGCAGTGGCATATAATTATGGTTTAGTTATGAATCAAGCAAGACCGGAAATGTTCGGTGAAATGGTAGTTGGCAGATCAACATTTTCTCTTACAGTATATGGTATTCCAAAATCGGACCCGGCTCTTACAGTTGGTGCCCTATCAACAAAGAAATTCTCGTATGTTAATGTAACACTAAATTTCTGTGCGGTATTTTCTGCATTGTTGTCCAATGTGATCGGATTAAATGTCACCGGATACGCATTATGAAGGACGACCTTGTAGATAGGAAGGTTCTTCTTATTGAGCTGAACAATAGTTACATCGGTAACGTAATTGACAAGATAATTTGCACGGTAGTTATTGTAGCCAATGATCTGATCCGACCAACGGTCGAAAATCTTCTTGATGTAATAATCGTTGGTCAATAAAAATGTAAAGGTAACATCCTCGTTAATGAATCCATAGGGAATTTTAACCGATTGCTTTATGGATTGATAGTCGGCTGTCAGAATCTGTCTTCCAGGAAGCGTGCACGATTCACAGAGAATTGCAATATCACGAGGATCGTTAATTAAAGAACGAACATTAAAGGTACCCGATAAGGCACCAGTAATAATTGCATTTAAATCAAGATTGAACAGCGTCTGTTCGGGCGGAGTCATATACACCGCAAAACGATTCTCCTGCGCAACACCGCCGTGCTTTACAATTGAGCTCTTTAGATTCTCAATACTGTTACCCAGAACATTGTCGATTAGATTGGCCATGTGAATTATCGCGCGGAATACTGTTTGCGAGAGTCCAACCAAATCTGAGTCTTTGTGCCACCCTTAAAGTGTTCGGTTGGTAGGAAGATTGCTGTTTCCCAATCGGGTGCAAATACCTGAGATGGGCGGGTTTTCATATGACCCGTAAGATAGTGCTTAAGGCAGGGTGCAAATTCACGGAGTCTTCTAACACTTACAAGGAGGCTATAACGAATCTTGAGGCGTGTTCTTTCGGTAAGTTTATCATCGGTGATGGTTCCAAGTAGTTTATCTAAGAACTTGGCACGAATCTTTGGATGTAGGTAGTGTAGGTTGAGACCAAGGAAACCTCCGGTCGCGGGACCGATTACTAAAACCAACGGAAATCTATCGTAATACGGAAGTTCCTCTTTGAACTTAGGATCATAGGCAAACATGTACATATTGCCCCAAATTGCCTTTGAACGCTGTTGCACCTTATCGTCATTGAGGAGTGCCTTCCGATTGATTCTGCCATTTAGCTCCTTTACTCTCTGAATGAACCAATCCTTTGCCTCAATCGAACGCTTTTCAAACCCCGTGGAGTTGAATTCTTTTTCAAGTGTTGTGAAGAGTGAGACTGGCATTAGTTCTATTTATATGTGTTTAGAGTATCTTAATGCCCAACTTACGGAGCATGTCTTCGTCCCAAATCTCAAAAATCCACCCACGGTCACTGGCGTACTCGGTTGCGGCTTCCCACTTGGAGATGTTTTTGGCATACGTCATGACCTCGGTAATGTATCTCTTTGTCTTTTTGCCAGGATTCTTGGGTGGACTCACTTCTTTCTTGGGTTTTACCTCGATCAACATTACACGCCCATCGGTGAATTCGAACTTGACATCGACAAAGTACCGATGGATTCTACCGTCCGTCTTGCAGCGGTACGGTACCACAACCTCTTCCGAGCACCATGACGCAATGAATGACTGTTCGTCGAGCCATCTAAAAAGCTGTCGCTCCCAGAGAGAACGATAGACAATGTTCGACACATTGCCTCGATATTTGGATGGATTCTTAGGTGTGAAGGTGCCCTTATATGTCATATAAATAGATATTTATGTTAACTAAGACACATCAATTTTTTAAGGAGCAATCATAATGGCACTGGACTTAGGAAATTTCGGTAGCTCCGATTCCGTCGCACGTGGATTCATTCCGAATGATGTCCCTCTTCCAGGAAATAAGATACCGGAGTCGTTCAATTATAGTGTAACTCCCTTGATTTACAATCCGATCACACCCCTAAATCCTGATTTAGGTCAGACAGGATTGTCGGGCTATTCTGGTGGTAGAAATTCTTCATCAGAAGGTTTTAGAGGCCCAGATCCATGGGTCGGTTATCGTCCGAGATTATGTTTCCCATCTGAATTGACTCATTCCAAGAATAACTGGATGTTTATGTCTTTCAGCGTTCGTTTGGGTAAACCTGGAGCCAGAGAAATTTATCTTCCGATTCCGCCAGGGCTTACATTTTCCGACTCCATGGCGTATTCTTCACTGGACCTTGGCATTTTAGGTTCAATAGGGCAGGATACTATAAATGCAATGGATAAAGCCAAGGGTGTTAAGGGGGTCATCGGAGCGGGTATCGGCGGGCTTGCCGGCAGTTTGGTAAACAAAGCAAAGAAACTGAATGTTGCAGCAGCAGCTTCAATTGCCGCAAGACATTTTAATCAAACATCAATTGCAAATACAATTGATTTCAGTACAAAACAGATAATAGCCCCAAATACCAATACATCATTTCAAAATGCTGGTATTCGTAGTTTCGGATTCAACTTTAAAATGATGCCAAAAAGCAAAACCGAAGCAGAAACTATTACGGCAATCATTAAAACATTTCGGGAAAATATGTATCCCAAGGGCAATGATGTTGTACTTACATACCCTCCGGTTTGGTCAATGAAATTTTATGAAGGTTCCGGTAAAGAAAACCGTAAACTCCCAAGGATTTACAGTTGCTATCTTACGGGAATGACTGCAACATATAACGGAACTACTAATATGTTTCACAGTGATGGAAGCCCGATTGAAACGGACGTTGCGATTCAGTTTCAAGAAACAAAGGCACTTACTCTATCCGACATTGTGGAATTATCGGAGAAATAATCTATGTCGTTTTTTCAACAGTTCCCAAAAATTCAATACGATTTTGCCGATAACGGCATCGACACCCGTATTGTTGATCTATTTCGTTTTGTAAAAGCCGATGAAAAATACTTTGATGATGTTTCTACGTACCAGTATTTTCAGATCAGAAACGGCGACAGACCCGACATTGTGTCAAATCTGCTGTACAATACTCCCGATTATTATTGGACCTTTTTCTTGGTGAATGACCATTTAAAATCTGGTCTTTCCGGATGGCCGATGATGCAGGAAGAACTGGATGATTATCTTGAGACCGAATACAATGGTACTGTAATTCAAACACGCCCCATCCTTGTAAGAAATGGCGACGGGATCATTACTGAACGTCGTAACTCTTTAGCGGGAATCTTCGAGATTGGTGAAACGGTCTATGGTTCAGAATCCGGAGCATATGGAAGATTGGATTCAAAGGATACTCAGTTGAGCCAATTAGTTCTAAAAGACGTTGTTGGTACTTTTCAAGAACAAGAATTTATTACAGGAAGCACTACTGAGGATAGTGTTGCTTCATACGAAGTATATCCTTATGCCGAAGCTCCTCATCATTATGAATCGGCAGATGGTACTATATTCTACAATGCCCTTTCAATTGGAGAATTAAACGTACAGCCAGGAACTTCAGATTCTGAATTGATCGCAGTTTCAAATAGAGAATATGAAATTGCCTTAAATGATGAAAGAGCAAATATCCGAATCGTTCGTCCCGACTCAATTTACAAGTTTGTTCAGATTTACCAAGGTCTAATCAATGGCTAATCTTTCAAATATTGCGGTATTCGGAACCGATCAGATCCTAATACCTTCGGCTTACTCAATCGAGAGCATTATGCTCTGTAACCATAACGGTAGAATTACAGACATTCAGAAGATTGTTACCGATTTTTCAATTACCGAAAGCATTTATTATCCGGGTTTAATGCTTTCATTGAATGTAAAAGATACGGTAAATCTGATGGAAGAATTTCAGCTAACGGGCCACGAAACAATTACCGTAAATCTTGCCAGAAAAACATATGTTTCCAATAATGATTCATCTAGTATTAAAAATATCAAGATCGACAATCAGAAGTTGAGCCATTTATTTTATGTAAGCGAATACCCGCTATACGGTAAATTTGAAAACCGTGTTCAGGTTTATACTTTAAAGGGTGTGAGTAAGCATATCTTCATGTCCAAATTTAAAAGGATTTCTCGGGCTTACGCGGGGAATATCAAGAATTTTGTTAAAGAGGTATTGATGAATGATTTGGGTGTCCCTTCTTATGACATTGAAATGACGAATGAGAATACGAATATTGTAAAATTTGTTGTTCCAAACTTAAGCCCAATTGATGCAATTCAATGGGCACTACGTCGGGCATATGATTCACATGGTTCGCCTTTTTATTGTTATGAAACTCTTGGTGGTAAAATCAAAATTGATTCTCACACGGATTTTAATAAAAGAAGTACCAGCGATGTTTACAGAGAATACAAAGAAGGCAAATTCTTTTCATATGGTCCAGGCACATTAGAAGATTATAATGAAAGACGTTCGAGAATTATGGATCTTTCATCAGATATTCGTATGTCAAAACTGATATCCGGCTCCAATGGTGCATATGCTTCTAAGAGCGTTTATGTAGATATTGCAACAAAAAGTATTGCCACTACGGAATTTGATTACAATAAAGAATTCTCTAAAATGTCTAAAATAGGCAATTTTTCTACATTATCACAAAGATTTACTCCGGATGATATTAAAGAAAGTAAATCATATAGCGATGATAGGTCATTCTGGCAAAGAGCAGAAAACATTAAAGCGGGTGGAGGTAAGAGTCTTTCGGATTTTAAAAATTCAATGATTAACTATATCTCGTTGAATACCGCAGCTTTTAGTTATGCAGCGGGCAATACTCCCAATTATCATGGGCCAACACAATCATCCAAGATTAATATAGCACAATCTGTTACTGAAAATCTTGAAACAATGATTCATGATTTTAATGTCGCTGGAGATTTTGAGCTTAATTCGGGTAAGATTATTTTATTGAATATAGCACCTTCTGAGGATCCGACGGCGATCAAAAAGAACTCAAAGTTGGGAAAATCGCCGACCCCCGGAGTCGATCAGTTTTTTTCTGGAAATTACGTTGTGACTTCTGTTATACATAACTTTTCGGAAGACTATTTTGCTTCGGTAAGAGTGAAGACGGATAGTTTTTCAAATGACTTTTTAACAAAATAATGAATTCTCCCGATCAATTTATTGGAGGCTCCTTTGCCTGGTTTACTGGAGTAGTCGAGGATATTAAAGACCCCTTTGAAATGGGTCGCGTGAGAGTTCGTTGTATTGGCTACCATACGGAAGACAGAAATCTTATTAAAACGGATGATCTTCCTTGGGCAACACCACTGATGCCAGTGAATTCTGCATCGATGTCGGGAATTGGTCTTTCTGCAACAGGTATTCTTCAGGGGTCATGGGTCGTTGGATTCTTCCGTGACGGACCTTCTGCCCAGGATCCTATTATCCTAGGAACAATACCATCGGCAACAACAAATTATGTGGATAATACAAAGGGCTTTTCCGACCCCGAAGGTGTATATCCATCACAATCCTTTGTGGAACAAGGTTTGCCCGATATGCCTATTGAGGCAGGCAATGGTCCTAATAATTTTAAATTCCGTGAGTCGGATACTTATAAAAAACGTGTTGCTTCACTGCCCGGAGCAGTAGATGTTGCAAAGGCGCCCAAAATGGCTTTAGCCGCAGTCAGTTCTTCTGACCCTTATGTGTCTCAGCAACAGTGGAGAAGTTGGTCAATCGAAACTGTAGTTTCTCCGAAATATCCAAAAAACCAGGTGTTCCATAGCGAATCGGGTCATGTTTTTGAGGTTGATGATACTCCTGGTAAAGAAAGAACCTTGGACTTCCATAAGTCTGGAACCTATACGGAAATTGATGCAAACGGTAATGAAACGGTTACCGTGGTTGGTAGCAAATATATGGTAACCATTGGCTCCGAACATCTTTATGTAAAAGGTACCGGTGGTGGTGGATACCAACTTACCGTTGATGGTAATGTCCGACAATATGTTAAAGGTAATTATCATCTTGAAGTCAAAGGTAACAAAACGGAATACATTCATGGGCATCGCCAGTCAAAGGTTCTTGGAACCGACCATTTAGATACAACAAAGTACCTTGAGACCGTTCAAACAAGTTTAAGCGGACACCCATCGGCTGTTAGCAGTAACGGTGATAACCTTGTTTCGAACGGTTCGGTTTCAAGTGTTACATCGACCGGCTTTCAGGTTAATTTTGCATCTATCAATTTAAACGGCAATGTCAATTGCTTGAACGGAGTCAGCGGTCAATTCACTTCAGCCGACGGTAAAACAGTCACCATCGCAAAGGGTATTATTGTTAATATCATATAAGGAGAACTAAATTATGTCAACGGGATACGTCAATACAGAATGGGTAAAAACGGTTACAAATGAAATCGAACAGATTCCAGATTGTAGAGCACTAGAACAACTTATTAAAAAGGTCGAGGAGATGATTAAGGGGCAATTGGAAGCTCTGCTTCAACAAATGGCAGACCTTCTTGAATTGGCACTACCACCAACAAATTTAAAAAAGTTGATTACTTGGGCAAAAAAGCAAGCGGGTAAGTATTACGAAATGTACCTAAAGGTGGTGGCAACATACGCCGAACTTGCTAAAGCATACACCGACCTACTTACAGCAATTCAGAATAAATTGTCCAACTTAAAGTGTAATATTACAATGCCTTCGGTAAACGATATAATACCCTCGATACCCGATAATGAATTATTTCAGACTGTGAATTCTGTATATGCCGATATTGCTGCGCTCAAACAGAATGTTAAAGATAAAGATGTTGCTTCTGGCTTACTAAATGTGCAAAGTATATCCAATTCAATAGAATCAAATTCATCGACTAGTGCTCAAGCCGCAGGTTATATTGCGTCCAAGCCTACTCTGGATCGACCGAACCCGTAAAATAACATCCGGAAAGTGTTATAAATAGCATCACTCTATGCCAGCGATCCGTTCACAGAATTATTCCGATTACAATGTCACCGATACCATATCGGCGGTTGTATCCAAGAAAGCTCTGTACACCGATTTCGACCTGAGTCTTACTTTGGATGGAGTTACGGGTGGTGATATTGTTCCACTTACAGATATTGATGCCGTTGTTTATGCCGTAAGAAATCTTGTTCTTACAAATTTTAACGAAAGACCGTTTCAACCGAATGTGGGTGGCAATATCAGTGGAATGTTGTTTGAACCAGCCGACCGACTCACAATTGCGTCACTCCGTAACGCAATTCATTACATTCTTGATCGATATGAACCAAGAATTGATTCCGTTGGTGTCGATATTGTTGACGATTCCGACAACAACCGTTACGGGATCACAATCTCCTTTAGAGTAATTGTACCAAATCGCTCGGTCGACATGACTCTTTACCTACAAAGACTTCGCTAATTTACCACCATGGCTCAATTCAACGTAACAGAACTTGATTTTGATAAAATCAAAGATTCCATTAAAGATCACTTCCGTTCTCAGACCAAATATGATTCTTGGGACTTTGATGGTTCGGGTCTTTCTCTTCTTCTAGATATTCTTGCGTACAATACCCACTACAACGCAATGGTTGCGCATCTTTCATTGAATGAGAGTTTTCTGGATTCTGCTCAGATTCGTGGTAATGTAGTTTCACATGCCAAACTTCTGGGTTATGTTCCTCGTTCTTTTTCATCTTCCAAGGCAGTCATTAGCTTCAATGTTACCGCTGGTACAAATCCTCCGGCATATATTACTTTGGCACGTGGTACCAGTTTTAATACTACTTTGGACCAAACATCGTATTCATTTGTTGTTCTTGAACCAATTCAGGCTCCATTGTTAAATGGTGTTTACTCTTTTACTAATGTTGAAGTGACTCAGGGAACTCTGAAACGCATGCTTTACAGAGTTGACAATTCATTAGTGAATCAGAAGTTTAAAATAACTGATGAAAATATTGATACAAACACAATGCGTGTTCGTGTTAAGGCAAATGAGGAGTCTGAAGAATACTCGATTTATACCAAATTTACAACTCTTGTCGGTATCAACAATTCATCTCAGATTTATTATCTACAAGAAGATTCAATTGGCACGTATGAAATCTATTTTGGTGATGGTATTCTTGGTAGAAAACCAATTTCAAATAATATTGTAGAAATTGAGTATGTCTATACAAGTGGTAGAACAGCAAACGGAGCCACATCATTTACCGCAAGCGATATGGTTTCCGGTTACAATGTAACATCGGTAACAACCGTAACGGCTTCATATGGTGGATCTTTTCGTGAAAGTATTGAGTCGGTCCGTTACAATGCTCCGCTTACATTTGTTGCGCAGAATCGTGCCGTAACTGCCGATGACTATCGCGCACTCATTCTAAAGAGCGTTGGTTATATCGAAAGTATTTCCGTTTGGGGCGGCGAGGACCAACAAGACCCGGATTACGGTAAGGTTTACATTGCAATTAAACCAAACGGCGCCGATTTTCTTAGTGCCGACCAAAAGAATTTTATCACCGGTACCGTACTGAAGGGTAAGAATGTGGTATCAATTACTCCGGTGATTGTGGATCCGCAATACACATACCTTACTCTTGATGTGTATTTTAAATACAATCCAAATCTTACCGATCGCACCAAGATTGAACTTCAGGCTTTGATCCGTAATACCATAAGCAATTATAACGACAATAACCTGAAAAAGTTCGATGGTGTTTTTCGTTTTTCTCAATTCCTCAGAGATATTGACAAATCCGATCCATCAATTCTGAATTCTGCGGCACGTGTATACATGTACAAGAACATTACACCCAACCCGGCTGTAAACAATTCATTTATCCTAGAATACTCATCACCAATCTATCAAACATCTTCTACGGAAGACATCATTGAGTCTTCTGCATTTTTAATTAATGGCGTCGAGCATTACTTTGGTGATACACCCATCAACGGGACAAACAACCGCACCGTTTACCTGTATAAAGTTGTAAATGGTAGCAGAATTAGAATTAAAGATGCCGGACTGATTGAGCCTGCTTCAGGTAAGGTAACTCTTTCAGGTTTCAGACCAGATAATGATACCTCAATCCGTATTACCGTGGTTCCGAATTCGAATGACCTGGCTCCAAAAAGAAATCAACTTCTTGAAATTGATCTATTGAGCACAACTGTCATCGGAGAAATTGATACAATTGCTGTTGCAGGTTCTGCTGGTGCGATTAATTACAATACAACTGCTCGCCACCGTTAATCATGCCCCATTCGATTGAGACTCTTGCAAGCACTCGTCGTAAGACGAAGGAAACGATCCGTGTTGAATCATTGGTTCCAAGCCAATTGCGTTCTTCTTCGACGGCTTTAATCGGTCTCCTTAAAGATTATTACAGTCACCTAAATGAAATTGGGCAGACAAGCTATGAATTAAATTCAATCAACAATTCAAGAGATATTGACCTTGCAGAAAATAAGTACATTGATCTAATCCAAAAGGAAATTGCCGCATCAATTCCCAAAACTCTCCAGAATCAGATTCTTGATAAAGTAAAGCTGTACAAGAACCTAATGCAATACTATTCGGTGCGCGGTTCCAGCGATTCTATTGTTTTGTTTTTTAAGATTCTGTTTGACGATACTGCGGAAGTCTATTATCCCAAAAATGATATGCTGATTCCTTCATCGGGAACATGGGATAGAAATGGTCGTCGTCCGATTTATGATCAACTGGGAAATCGTCTTTATGATTCGGCAGGTAACCCACTTTTTGAACCAGGCATCTATACCAGCAATAAGGGTTTCCTTTCGGATACAATAAAAATTCAGGACTCATACTTTTATCAACAGTTTTCATACGTTATCCGCACCGGCAATAATGTCGATGCATGGAGTAATCCATTCAATAAGTTGGTTCACCCGGCTGGTTTCATCTTTTTTGGTGAAATTGTAATTTATCTTGATAATTCCAATTTCTTCACTGATCTTGATATTGATAATGTGGATAAAGACGATCGCCGTATTTTTAGTTCCATGCGGCGTCTCCAGCCCGGTCTCATCGGAGATGAAGACCTTCCGGTCAATGTTTTTGTTGGTATGCCTGATACACAGGCACTTATTTCATTTCCTAAAAAGTATCGTTTAGATGAAATAATACCGCCGGGCGCGGAACCATACCTCCGTACGGCCTTTACAACGGCTGGCAAGTTTACTAACATTAAATTTCAGGTCACCGCAGGATATGTCGGTACAGAATTTACTGTTCTTATCGACCAGATTCCTATCAAAGCAACCAATTCGGAGCATCGTACCATGCTCAAGACTCGTTATAATTCAATCGCACATTTTTTTGATCCAGGTACATCAATGTATTCTTACGCAAATTATACCGTCCAGGACACTATAAATAACGTTGTCCCTTGGAATAACGTCGGCTCCGAGATAACCATCTCTTCAATACCTTAAGATAAATTTCTAATATGGCAGCAATCATCACATCAAACTTTCGCACGGAAAATGCCAACAACTTCCGTGATTCAATTATCGATACTGACAACAGCGTGTATCTCTTTATTGGCAAATCCGATGCTTGGTCCGACGTCATTACCGACAATACCGATACCGAGGCTCCGAATCCGGTAGACGTTGTTGTTGATGTTAATGATGCGTGGCAGAATGCGATTGCGCTGAAGCGCGCTTCGGCGTCCGATGTCATAAATATAATTCCACGTCACGACTGGATTTCAGGTAGTGTTTATGCTGCTTGGGATGATGCAGATGACAATATATTCTCGGATAACTTCTATATAATTACCGATGAATTTAAGGTTTACAAATGTATTAAAGCACCGGCCACTGGCTTGGGTTCTACAGTAAAACCAACGCAGACCAACATAAATCCAACGGCCGAAGCCGATGGCTATATCTGGAAGTATATGTTTACCGTATTCACTACGGAAGCAACAAAGTTCCTCACAAACTTCTATATCCCTGTAAAAACGGTAAAAATTCCAACGGGCGGAGATATAAATGATCTTTCTGCCGATGAACAAGTTAAATATGAATATCAAAATGATAGTGCCGACCAACTTGGCGGTAAAATCTACCGTTATGTAGTTACTAATGGTGGTTCAAATTACACCGTTGCTCCTACTGTCGACGTATTCGGTGATGGTTCCGGTGCAGTTGCCACCGCAGTTATTTCTGCCGGCGAAGTTACCGAAGTAAGAGTAACAGGTACGGGTTCTACTTTCCAGACAAATGCAGGTTCCGGTTACAAGGTTGCTTATGTCACTCTTACAGGTGGGAATGGTACCGGCGCAACCGCTCGTGCTGTTCTCTCACCTAAGAATGGGCATGGCACAGATCCGGTTTCCGAACTCGGGGGTTATTACATTGGTCTCCGTATCCGTCTTAGCGGTACCGAAGGTGGAACCGACTTTATCGTAAACAATAACTTCCGCCAAATTGGTATTGTCAAGAACCCATATTCTTTTGATACAACCAATATTGCAACCGATACAACTCTTAGCTCATTAAAGGGTCTCCAATTAACTTCACACACTGGACTCAGCGTGGGTGATTACATTACCGGGGGCACTTCTGGTGCAGTTGCTTTTATCGACTCCTATGATGCCGAAGAGGGTATTGTCCTCTATCATCAGAATGATAAGACTGGATATAGATCATTCCAACTAAGTGAAAGTATTGCCGGTTCGCCAGGTACTGGAGGCACAGGGACAATTGCATCAAGTGCTGGTCTCTTGGATCCGGAAGTCCAACCTTTTACAGGTGAAGTTCTTTTCCTAGAAAACCGTGCGCCAATTAATCGTTCGGCTTCTCAGATTGAAGACATCAAGGTCATCATTGAATTTTAATTTTTCATATGCCACTTAAATACTACGACTCAGCTCCATATTTTGACGATTACGACCAGACAAAGAATTATCAAAGAATTCTTTTCCGTCCTGGTTATTCAGTTCAGGCCCGTGAGCTAACTCAAATGCAGACTGCGCTTCAGGCGCAGATCGACCGCTTTGGTCGCCACGTATTTAAGGAAGGCTCTGCCGCCGTTGGTGGTCTTGCTTCTCTTGATGTTAAGTTTGCATATGTAAAACTTGAATCGACCTTTACCTACAACGGTGACTCATATACCGCTGACAATTACTACGAAGAACTGGTTGGTACTACTGTTACCGGTGTGACCAGTGGTATTACTGCGACCGTCGTTGATGCAACTGCTCCGACACTCACCGATCCGCTTACAATTTTTGTAAAATATACCTCGAGTGCCGATGACAATATACAACAGCTTTTCACTCAGGGTGAAGACCTTCTCTCGGACGGTGACATTGTTCGCCGTGTTCGTGTAAAACCATACACCGACTTCCCTGTTGGTTATGGTAGCAGAGTTTCGGTAAATGAAGGCGTGTTCTTTGTTTCAGGTAACTTTGTTTACACACCAGCAGCAACAATTATTCTTGAAAAATATATTGTTGATGCAGACGCTCGGGTTGTTTATACAGTAAGCGAAAACATTGTGACATCGGCCGATGATCCAACACTTACCGATAACGCTCTAGGCTACCCAAATGAAGCTGCTCCCGGAGCTCATCGCTATCAGATTGAGCTCACTCTTGCAAAACAACCTATTGATCTTGCCGATCGTAATGAAGCAGACATCATTCAGCTTCTTTTGATTAAAAAGGGTAAGGTTGCCGCGACGGCGCGAACAGTTTATTCGGAACTTGGAGATGTTCTTGCTCAACGTACATATGAAGAATCGGGCAACTACACCGTTCGTCCATTCCAAATTAATATCCGCGAACTTCTGAATGACAATACAAACGGGGGTCTTTACACCGTTCCTCAGCTTCGCAATGCATACCCAATTACACTTACAAATGATACATTGGCCACAACATACGGCGAAAACCATCTTGCCGTTGGTCTTGAGCCATCCGTTGCATATGTAAATGGTTATCGTATTCAACTTGAACAGACCGCATATATCGAGGTTGAAAAGGCACGTGATGAAGGCTATTTTAATACCGCCTCGATCGTATCATCATACGGAAATTATGTTCTTGTGGATACAGTAGTAAGTCTTCCCGACATTAATACATTCGGTAAGATGACCCTTAAGAATGGTGCCAGTTCTGTTGGTACGGCAAGAGCGCGTGCTTTTGAATACGATTCGGGTACAATCGGTACAAGTGCAGCCAAATACAAACTATATCTATTCGACATTGTAATGTCCACCGGTTCATTTGCCGATGTTGATAATGTAAGTCATTCATATGGTTCTGCTGCAGAATTTACAGCCGATCTAATTGATGCAACTCTCTATAATACTGGTTCAAATTCTCTCTTATTCCGTCTACCAGTAAATACAGTCCAGTCACTTCGTACTTCCGATGATTTAATTGATACTCTTTATCAGGTAAAAAAGAAGTATGATAGTCGCCCCCTTGATGGTGCTGGTAAGGTAACAATTCCTACAAGTGCCGATGAAATCTTTGAGAATAATACCGCAAGCGATTGGACTGCAATTCTTGAATCCACCGGTGCCGTACTTCCTGTTGTATTTGACAGTTTTAGCGCAACATCGGTAACACTTGTTTTTGCAGGTTATACATCAGGACATGTCCATGTAATTGCTCCGACTCGCCGTAATCTCCGTGAAAAGATCAAAAATCTTCAAACTGATCATCCGGTTCCAATTTCATCTCCAAGCTCAACAATCAGTTTAGGTGTTACTGATCTTTTTGCAGTAAAAGCTGTATACATGTCGGCAAATTTAACAACCGATGCATCGGCTGATCCGGGCGATGGGAATCCTGACATTAAAGATCGATATTATGTCGACAATGGCCAGCGCGATAATTTTTATGATGTTGCTACAATCCAATTAAAACCAAGTGCAGCTGCTCCAACGGGCCGACTCCTTATTGTGTTGGATTACTTTACTCATCAACCGGGAGATTACTTCTCTGTTGATTCTTACACCGGTCAGGTTGCGTATGATGATATTCCATCGTTCCAATCTTCCAAGGGTATCGTCCAACTCCGTGACGTAATTGATTTCCGTCCGACAAAGGCAACTTCGGGTGACAATTTTACTGGTACCGGTTCCTCTGTCGTGAGTATGGTTCGTCCGACCTCAATCATTACAGCCGATATCCAGTATTATCTTCCACGCATTGACAAAATCTTTGTGGACAAGAATGGTAAGTTCGGCGTTGTAAAGGGTATTTCTTCCACAAATCCGGTGGCTCCTGAGGATCCAAAGGACGCAATGGTTCTTTATGTAATGCGCCTTGGTGCATATACCTTCAGCGCCGCCGACACGATTCCAAACATGATCGACAATAAACGCTACACAATGCGTGATATTGGAAAGATCGAAAAACGTGTCTCGAACCTGGAATACTACACTTCTCTGTCGCTGCTTGAAAGAGAAACAGCAGGGTCTCAAATTTTTGATGGAGCCAATGTTCGTTACAAGAACGGCTTTGTTGTTGATAGCTTCTATGGTCATAACATTGGTGCAATCACGCACCCCGATTATAGCGTCTCGATGGATAAAGAACAGGGTCGTTTACGCCCAATGTTCTTTGAGGATAATACACGGCTCCTTTGGAATGAAAGTGCATCAAGCGGTCTCCGTAAAACAGGCTCACTTCTTACACTCAATTATTACCAATCAAGATATATTGAGCAGCCCTATTCATCATACGCGGAATTTGTAAATCCATACAATGTATTCAGCTGGACCGGCGACCTTATTCTATCTCCGAATACAGATGAATGGAAAGAAACACTACGAGCCCCCGATGTTATTATCGACCAGACGGGTATTTACGACACTCTGGTTCAAATGCTCGATGCTTCGGGTGCAATTGGTACCGTATGGAACGAATGGAGAACCAATTGGACAGGTTCTACGCAAAATGTAGATACTCGAACCACAGTATATGATGCAAGCCCATTGATTACGGTTACTGATACGGCAACAACAATTACTACAACCAACACAACCAATCTATCGCGTAATGGTGTACGCACTTCTATTGTACCAGATACTGTTACCACAAATATGGGTGACAGAGTGGTCGAAGTCAATTTCGTCCCATTCATTCGCTCGCGTAAGATTTACTTTAAAGCAAGCCGGATGAAACCGAATACGAAGGTATATGCCTTTTTCGATAGTATTCCTATGGCCGATTATGTGACTTCCGATACGTTTGTAAATTATTCCAGCAGCACCAATTCTTCAAATTATTTTAATGCAACGGGCCATCCGGATGGTAGCTCAAATCTTATCACCGATGCAAACGGAGACCTTCAGGGTTCATTCGTAATTCCAAACACAAGTGTTCTCAAATTCAAAACGGGTTCTCGCATTTTCCGACTTACGAATAGTTCTACTAATGACCTAAAAGGTACGGAAACAAGTGCAGAAACTGTTTATTATGCTCAGGGCATAATGAATACGGTCGAGAACCAGGTCGTGTCAACACGTGTTCCTCAGATTAGTCGCAGCGCCGTTAACGACCAGCGTGTTACAGTTGACACACAAAGCAATACTACCGTTAGACAGACTTACGAATGGCACATACCTCTTCCAACTCAGCCTGTTCCGGTACAGACTCCTCCGGGTAATACCGCAAATCCGACCGTTAATGGTTCCGGTCTTCCTCCAAAAGATGATACTGTTACCGGCAATCCGGATATCGGTACCGGTACGGGAGCAGTTCCTAATTGGCCAGTTGTCGGTGTTACGGGTCCCGATAATGCTATCCCTAGTCCCACTGCAGATACTTGGCCTTCACCCGATTGGTGGTGGAGACAGCAGGCTGGGTTCCAGGAACTTTACATTGACCCTCTTGCTCAATCATTTATTATTGATACAGCAGGTGGTATATTCGCAACTTCTTTGGATATTTACTTTGCACAAAAAGATGATACAGCTCCGGTAACCGTACAAATTCGTACCATGGTAAATGGAGCTCCAACTCAAACGGTTGTGCCGTTCTCTCAAACAGTCAAGAGCGCAGCCGACATTACCGTTTCTGCCAATGCTTCTATTGCGACAACCTTTACCTTTGAATCACCTGTATATCTAATGCAGGGAGCCGAATATTGTTTTGTTGTAATGTGTAATTCCGATAAACATAAGATCTATGTTTCGGAACTTGGCGAATATGATATTACAACTCCTTCGTACCGTATTACAAAACAGCCTTACAATGGAGTAATGTTTAAATCGGCAAATGCGTCTACCTGGACTCCAGAACAAACCAAGGATATTAAATTTACCCTACGCCGTGCAGCATTTGCTCAGACGGGTACCGCAGTGTTTAATAACAGCACCATTCCGGTTCGCGCACTTGATATTGATCCGATTCAAACAACCAATGCTTCCAATATCGTACGTGTCCACCATAAGAACCATGGCCACTTTGCCGGTTCATCATTTGTAACTCTTGCAAATGTAACTGCAAATTCTGGTACCGCACTGAATGGTATTCCCGTCACTCAATTAAATACAACCCACAGTGTTATATCAGCCGAAATTGATTCATATACAATTCAGGTTGCGGCAAGTGCTACATCAAGCGGTCGGGGCGGAAGCCCCGATCCATTGGGTTCGGGCACTGGTGCAATTCCAGCAGTCACGGCAACCGAGAATAAAACCTTTAATGTTGTTCACCCTATTGTTCAACAATCACTAATTCCGGCAACTGATATTGCATGGGCTGCAAGGGTCACTACCGGTAAGTCACTTGCCGGAAGTGAAACTCCTCACACTGTTTCTGCCTACGTTGACCTTAAAGTGAATGATAATACAGAATTCACTCGCCCGCAAACAATTGTTTCGGCTCCGAATGTTTCATCTCTATCGACTGGTTCGAACAGCTTTATTCTGAAGGGTGTCATGACAACGGCAATTGAAAACATCTCACCCGTAATTGACCTTGACCGTATGTCGGTTGTAACAATTGCAAACCGTATTGACAACCCCATTGGAAGTGCGGCTTCAGGTTACAATGTTGTTCATAACTTTGTTGCTGAAACTCAAGCAATCGGTGGATCGGTACTTTCAAAATACATCACTCGTAAGGTTGAACTTAATGAACCTGCAACCGCTCTGAATATCTTTACTCTGGTCAACAAGCCCTCGGGTACCGGTATCAAGTTGTGGTACAAGGTTCTTGCAAGCGGTGCCGACACGAACTTTGAAACGCTTGGTTGGACATTAAAAGAACCCGATTCTGCAATTCCAACATCAGACAATCCAAATGACTTTACCGAGGCTCAATATACAATTACCGAAGGACCCTCAGTAGTCGAGGGAAAAGCAACAGGAAATCTAAATGGTGTTGAATTTACCGCATTTGCCGTAAAGATTACCTTTACTTCGGAGAATTCATCAAGGGTTCCAACCTGCCGCGACTTCAGAGCCATTGCCATTACTTAATGAGACCAATGATTCGAGCAACGGTTGTGGACAATCCCACCCTAGAACGGGATATGTCCACAAATGCCGTAATAAATAAGAATAAGAATGAGTATTTTCGTAGACTTCAGGTCAAAAAAGCCAATAAGGTTAAAGACCAGGAACTTGAAACTCTTAAATCCGAAGTATCTCAATTAAAAGAACTTGTACAATCACTGTTAAACACTTCCCAAAATGGCAACAACCGTTAATCGCATAGATACATTTGAAACATGGCGTCAGAAGACGAATACGATTTCTTCTGATGTTGGTACCATTGCCAATTTAGATGCAAATATAGCCAATGATAGTTCACTGGTTACAGCAATCAATGAGCTCCAAGGAGATATTGGCGGTGAAGAACTTTCCAATTATACCGCGACATCGCTCCGCGGAGCCGCAAATGAAATTAGAAATAGTGATATTACCTTGAATGGTAATAAAAGATTTTCTGGTAATGTCTCTGTTCAAGGAACACTTGGTGTACAAGGTGCCACAAACCTTCAAGGCGTTTTAGGTGTTCAAGGTGTAACTACACTCGGGAGTTCTTTAGCTGTTCAGGGTGCAACAGTATTACAAGGTACACTGGACGTTCAAGGTGGCTTAAATCTTGCTTCTGCTTATCTGACCGGCAATTTAGGAGTTCAAGGTATTACCAGTCTTCAAGGCGCTCTTGGCGTTCAAGGGAATACAACTCTAGGAAATGCCGTTGGAGATGAAACATTGGTAAATGGTTCATTAACAGTAAAAGGCGCCGATTTTAAAGTTCAGACCAGCGGCGGCGTTGATAAATTTTCTGTTGATGATGCAACAGGTAATACCGTTGTTGAAGGTGGGCTCATTGTTCGTGGAGCAACAACACTTCAAGGCGCAATTGATTTCTCATCGAACTTTAATACTCTAACCAATAAACCTTCACCCGTCATTAATGTAAATCTTTCAGGTGATATTGCTGGTTCGGGGAGTGTTACAATTACAGACGTTGGTTCTGTCGGTCCTGGTTTTACTCAACAGACATATACACTTAGTATTGCAAATACTGTAATTCAAGCAAATTCGATTGCCCTTGGGACTGATACAACGGGCAATTATGTCGCAGCAGCTTCAGCGGGTTCTGGTATTGAAGTTTTAGGTTCTGGATCGGAAAATGCGTCGCTTACTATTTCAAATACAGACCGAGGTAGCTCACAATCTATCTTCAAAAGAATTGCAGTTTCTGGTAGAGATACGGTTATTGCAGATAGCAATGATGATACCCTTACTCTGGTCGCTGGATCAAACATTCAAATTACGACAAATGCGGCCGCCGACAGTATCACAATTACCGGTACCACGCCTCTTGCAAACAATTCAACAGTGAATGTAACGGCTGGAACCGGTCTTTCCGGCGGTGGCAGTTTCACCGTTGATCAGGCAGCCGGCTCAACTATTACACTTGCAAATGCCGATAGAGGTACTTCACAGAATATCTTTAAGAATATTGCTGTTCAAAACCAATCCACTGTTGTTGCAGATAGCAATGATGATACACTCACATTTGTTGCCGGTCAGGTTGACTCGACCATTGGTATTACAATTTCAACGGATGTTGCTAATGATACAATTACGTTCTCGCACGCAAATACATCTTCTGTCGGAAATGTAACAGCCACAACTCGTACGTATGTTACGGGTATCACCTTTGACACTTACGGGCATGTTCAGGCCGTAACAACCGCCCCCGAAACTTATGTTGCAAATGATGGTACTCTTTCACTTGCCGTATCCGGTACTGGTCTTTCTGGTAGTGCTTCGTTTACTGCAAATCAATCGGGCAACTCAACCTTTACGGTAACATCAAATGCTACGTCGGCAAATACTGCCGGAGCAATTGTTGCGCGCGATGGTTCTGGTAATTTTAGTGCAGGTACTATTGGCGTAAGTGCTGTTAATGTCTCAGGTGCACTTAGCGCAGGTTCAATTACAATTCCAGGGATCGGCGGCATTGCTCAATACACTGGTTCCGGATCAAGTGTATTTAATTCAATTGGCACAAGCTCGACCAGCCATTTTGCTTATGGTTGGGATGGAACAAGTGGTATTGTTTCAACATACAATCAAAATAGCCCACTGGTCCTTAAGGCTTCAAGCGTTGTTTTCTTTACCACCGCTGGCAATAATCAACTTCAGGTAAATTCAAACGGAAAAACAATTGTTGGCGTCAATGGTGTTGATCGTGGTGCTTATACTCTTATTGTTGATGGTACGCTTTATGCTCATGGAGCCACAACATTAAATAGCACTCTTAATGTAACTGGTGCAACTACTCTCACCGGTGGTGTTACTGGTGGTCTTGCCGTTACGGGCGCACTTAGCGCAACAAACGGTCTTTCAATTACGGGCGCAATTACAGCAACGGGCGACATTACTGCCGGAACTTCGGATGATCGACTCAAGACTCGTTTTGGGAACATTCCAGATGCTCTGAATAAAGTTCTTCAACTCAACGGATTCTATTATACACACAACAAGACTGCTCAACAATTGGGTCTTGTAAATAAAGGTCAACGAGTTGGTGTTTCTGCTCAAGAAGTTCTTAAGGTTCTTCCAGAAGTTATTAGAGATGCTCCGGTTGATGAATCGTATATGACGATCGATTATGCCAAGATGGTTCCACTTCTCATTGAAGCAATCAAGGGGCTCAATGCAAAAGTTGAAAGTCTTGAAGCTCAATTAAAGAAGTAATATGGCACTACCATCAGTATTTCCTCTTTCGGCATTTCAGGTCCGGACCGAACTTGGTATAGAGTCAAATGTGTCTATTTCAATGCTATCGGCGGCAGTTCGAACATTGGCTGGACAGCCGACAGGAGACGTCAAGTTTTCTGAATTACTCGGAAAGAGTAATAGAACACCGTTGTTTGATGTCTTGGTTGTTGCAGGCGGTGGCGGTGGTGCAGGCAGATCCGGTTTTGCTGGAGGCGGCGGTGGTGGTGGTGGCGTCATATATACTTCCGATTATTCGGTATCGGCTGGTACTACCTATAATATAACCGTCGGTGGCGGAGGTACTCGTACGACAGCTGATCCCGGAGGCGTAGACTCGACTTCTGGACAAAATTCAAGCTTTGCATCAATTGTGACAATTGGCGGTGGTGCTGGTTCTTTCGGAAATAACGGCGGAATAGATGGTGGCTCGGGCGGCGGCACTGCACTTTTTCAGTTCCCAGGAGGTCTGGGTACTCCGGGTCAAGGTAACAATGGTGCCGCTGGGACTGGTTTTGCTGCCGGCGGTGGTGGCGGAGCAACTTCTGCTGCTTCTTTCATAGAAAATGGAACGACCTTAGGAGGAAATGGTGGCAACGGATTAGTTACGAGTATTAGTGGAACATCGCTAACATACGGCGGTGGTGGCGGAGGCGGTGGTTATGGTAACAGCGGCGGCGCGGGTGGTGGTAGCGGAGGAAGCGGCGCCGGGGCGGGCGTCGCGGCGGGCACACCATTTGCAAATCAAGGCGGCGGTGGCGGTGGCGCGCCTGGTCAAGAAGATGGTGTCCTCGGAAGTAGCGGTGCAGCCGGTGTTGTGATTATATCATATCCTCAACAATATTCGAATGCAGCATCGGTATCTGGATCATTTACTCTCACCATTGCAAATGGTAGAAAAATCTACAAGTGGACGAGTGGTTCGGGCAGTATTACATTCTAATTGATCAATAAATTATTGATATAAATAGAAGCAATCCATGGCAGTATTTGCAAACATTTCAATCGATCAGGGTTCCGACTTTTCTTCTACTATTACCGTTGAAGGCGGAGATGGTTTAGTCGTGAATCTTGATGGTTACAGCGCCAGAGGACAGATCCGGAAGACATATACTTCGCTCACTGCAATAGATTTTGAAGCTGCAGTTCAATCCGAAGAATCCGGCACACTTATAATTTCATTAACAAACGAACAGACGCGGATAATGAAGCCTGGTCGCTACGTTTATGACGTAGAGATTGTTCATGATGTTTCGGGTAGTGTTACACGTGTAGTAGAAGGACAAGTGGAAATTACTCCAGGAGTCACTCAACCAATAGTCTAACATGAGTCAACCAATCAGAGCAACAGTTGCACTTAATCCGGGTATACAAGCTAAAGTTGTAGCCCTCGGCAAACCTATCTCGCTCGCAGAACTATCTGACATGGATCTATCCCAAGCATCGGATGGAGCCCTGCTCATTTACAACGGCACCCGCCACAAATTCGTAGCTACAACAGAAGCCAACAACCCTAACACAATCGTTAGCGGTGGTTACTTTTAATCTTTAATTCTTAAAAATTATGTCAACTCCAGTTAAAGGAACAACACTCCTCACACGTTACAGTACCGCTAATGGTCAACCAGGTACAAACGTACTTAAACAAGGTGAATTAGCTTATTCATTCCTAGCTCATACCGATTCTGGTCTTGGCGCTGGTGGCG